GCGCCAAATTTGCCTGCCTTGGAAGCTGGTCGAACCGATCCTTGCCCGTATCCGATCTCGGAATGATATCCGCTCCCGAGTCTTTCCAGTCCCTGGTGGTGGTGGTCCAGCCCGCCAACAGCGCCTGCGTCGGTAGTGGGTTGCTCCCCACTCCCCTCCAATTCCCATCGGCCTTGTGCTTTCTGTCCCTCGCCAATCTTGTCTCGGGCAATTCTTCGTTCACATCGAACGTCCTTGGCGACTGCCAACCCGTCAACCCAGGATACAGCGCCTTCTCGTAGTCGGTAGCTTCGATCCAGTCCGGTTCGTTCTCCAACTCCGTAGAGCCGCTGCCGGATGTGCGGCGCACCGATGCCCGCAGAGCAGGTATCAGGCGCCCCGAAGGCGTAGCCCGCTCCTTCCATGTCAGCTTGTACAAGGTCGAGCCAAGCAAGTCCGTCTTTCGACGAAACCTGCTCAATAAAGACGACATCAGGACGGCACTCTCTGACGAGATAGTAGTAATGGGGCCATAGGTGCCGCTCGTCAGCAAACCCAATTCCTGTGCCTGCCGCGCTGAAAGGTTGGCACGGACAAGATGCGGTCCAGAGTGGTCGGTGGTCGGCCCATCCGGCTCGCCGAGCAGCGTAAGACCAAACTCCGATGCCTGCGAAAGCGTGGAACTGGACATATCGTCTGAGGTTAGAAGGTCGAATATCTCGAATGTCATCTTCGGTCACATCCCCCGGCGCGATCAGCCCGGCCTTGATGAGTTCACGCAGCCAAGCGGCGGCAAAGGGATCGATCTCGCAATAGAGAGCGGTCATCACGCGGCCACCCTCCGCTGAGACAACAAGCACCGCTTAACCAGTTGATGAACTGGCGCATTTTTCTTCGCTGAAACAGGGCCTTGCGCGAATCCGATATCAATCAGAATCTGGTTTGCTTCCGCGACATAACGGTCATAATCGATATCGGTTGGCACCGTCGCAGGAAGGTTCATCGCGGGCCGGCAGCCGTCTGTTTTCGGCACCTTCGGAAGTGTGCCCTGGTCGTTGGGCTTCACCTTGATGATCGGGTCACCGTCCAGTGACCAGTAGTAACGTAGCACCTTGCCAAGATACTCGCCGCGCCATGTCGCGCCGCCCGTCGCATTGATGACGGTGACGAACCCACGCATGTCGGTATAACTGCGGATGAATTCCTCAATCGGCGTGCCATGAAGAATATGGGCCAGTGCTGCATCCGCGCAGACCGTCATCTGCGGGTTCTTCTTCATCTGCTCGCGGAATGGATCGTAGTCGGGCGAGTCCGGATGCCAGTGGTTGGCAATCACGCCCTTGCGCTTCGCCTTACCATTCGGCTTGATCGCCATGTAGCAGTTGACGTCGCGGTTATAGATTGCTTGGTACTCGGCGAATTCCAGTTTGAAGCCGGTGATCCCCTGCCACCAGTCGGTGACTTGCTTCAACGTGCCTCCCGACAACTGGTCGCCAGTCAGGCCGTCGACATGCGACCGCGGGCACTTGAAGACCACGCCATCGGTGTTGCCCGAGATGACCGGGATCCCTTGCATTTCGGCGCGCTCGATCAGCATCAGCAACGACAACTGACCGGTCAGTGTGACGGCGATCATCAGGTGCGGAGCATATCCGCGATGATCTTGCTGCTCGTGGAATAGTCAGTAGGGATGAACGCCGATCCGAGTGGCCGGTCGGCGGTGATGACGTTGGTGTCCTGCCACAACGGCATATACCAGCGCGCCGAGCCTGATCGGATCAACAGGTTGTCGAAAAACCTGCGTTCCGCATCTACCAACATCGTCGTAAACTCATAGAAGCGGCGCGGGAGATAACGCAATGTCCGTCGCTGTTCAGAACCGCTTGGCGACGTCATCACGTCTGTCAGCCACTCAAGTGTCTCGGTAACGGTAGACGACCAATTGGGCTCAAATGACCACACAGGAAGGTTCTCGATTGCCATGAGCCTCCCCTAACTAATGATGCTGCGAACGGTTTGACGGTTATTCTTGAGAAAGGTGACAAAGACCTTTTCGCCATGAGCGCTGGCCATAGCATTCGCCACGTCCTTTTGATCGAATACAAGCACTTGCTTGATAGGTTGCCCACCTCGATCCGAGCGTGACATGTCCCTGCCGATATTGTCCCGATGGCGTGGATCCTGCTTCGTCAACACCTCTTCGCCGACCTTCAGCGTGGCATTCACTTCATCGGGTCGCAATCCGGCTACACCGCCAGTGTGATAAGTCAGAGCATTTCTGAACCAGGTTGGTGCCGCAGAATCGATACGATTGCCCCCGCCGATCGCGTTGGATCCGACGACACCGCCAGTGTGGCCAGCGCGCAATGGTCCGAGTGATGGAAACATGCTGGTCAGAGCATTGAGAATAATCTGCTTCAGGATCATGTTGGCAATCTGACGGAGGAAGTCGGCCGCAAACTGCAGAAATGCCAATCGCAGTGCCTTCGTAACCTTCATGCCAGCAGCAACATTGTCGACAAATCCATCGAGCGCAGTCACCACGCCGTCCGCGAAACTTTCGGCGAGCGAGCGCAACTGCGTCATGTTCAGGCCGAGAAGCAAGAATGATGTGTTCACCTTGGTGGCGTTCAACGACACCTTCTGAAGTGCCGCGATCATCTTCTCGTCTTTGAGAGCATTGGCGAACGCCATCGCCTTGGGGATCAAAGCGGAAAGCTGCGTATTGATATCGGTGAGCTGTGTTTTCAGCTCTTCCGTCTTGGTGTTGTCGCCCGCGTCCTGTGCCTGTTTGATCTCTTCGAGAATGTTCTTACGCTGCTGGTCTAGGCCAACAATTTCGTTGAGCGCGTCACGCGCCTCTTGCTGTTGCTTCTTCTGAGCTTCGCCGGCATGTAGATCGTCGTACTTGATGCCGAGCGCTTCCTTCAGGGCAGCAATCTGCTCTTTCGAAATCGTGACGCCTTGTTCGGTCGCCTTGTTCTCTTCTTCAGCAATGCCCTTGGCGATGTATGCGGCCCTGTTGGACTCGTCTCGAGCGTCATTCTCTTCCTTCAGCGCTTTGACACGGCCGGCAATGTCCTGATCGAAATTCTCTTGCTTCGTTTGTCCGTTCGGCAAGATCGGCGAATTACCACCCATCTTCTGGTTCGCCCATGCGATCAACTGCGCAATACTGGTGTCGTTTTTAATGACGGTCGGATTCGCTTTGACCGAGTCTGCTGCAACGATGTTTTTGGCGAGGTCAGCGGGGTTGGCCAACAACACTTTGATGGCGTCATTCGCTCCTAAAAAATGTGCCAGATAGGTGTTCGTCGGCGTGGGGTTCAAACCAGCGCGAACCAGAGCGGCCTGGTTCTGCTCAGTCAGAGCCTTCAACATCTTGTCAGCGGCGCCTTCGTCCTGGCGCATGGCAAGCTTCTGATTATCGGTCAGAGTCGTAAGTAACGGGAAAACCCGATCGAACAGCTTGAGCCACGTGCTTTCGGTGAACTGACCGATTCCGCTCGCGGAGGAATTTGGGTTATTCCCAGACCCCTCGATAAACTTAATGCGATCGATGATACTCTTGTCCGCATCGGGGAAACCGGACATCAGTTTTTGATCGGACTCAAACTGACGTGCCGCCCCGGCCTGGGACCAAAGGCTGATGATCCGCGTTATCGCCGAGATGTCGCCCGCCTTGAAAGCTGAAACGAGACCATCCCAGGCAGTCTTGTTCAACTCGGTAATGTCTTTGAGCTTGTCGAGCTCATCGGCCAAAGCAGGAATTTTCGACGTTAGCTTATCAATCGCGGCGGTATAGGATTTCACGGCAGCATCGCGATCGAATGCGTCCGACGCGTCATCAACGCTGCTGACTAGACCAAGTAATTTCTTGTCCGAGTCAGTTGCGGTACCCTGGAAGAGCCGTAATTTCGCTTCGGACTTAGCAACCGCTTCAGAAAGAGTCGTTAAATTCGCGACCCCATCTTTAGCGCCATTGACCATATCCAGGAGGCTGACGGCAGTATCCTTGATCTGCGAATCCGCAGCATTCAGCGCAATATCATTAAGGACGGTCTCAAGCGTCTTGATGTTGATGACACCGTTACGAACATCTTCAAGAGCTTGGCTCAACCTCTTGATCTGGAGGACTTGTGCCGATTTTGGACCGAAGTCAGAGAAGGCAGCCTTCGCCACCCTCGTCAGTGCCTGCATATCGTCAATAGTGTCGTTGAACGCCGCTCGCAGATCGTCCGTGTTTTTTATGGCTTGAGCCAACGTGACGCCAGCGATCTGATCACCGAACTTCTTGGCTTTGTCCTTGGCATTCTCATATCCGGCCACCACTATATCGAGTTGGCGGTTATGCTCACCGAGTGCAAGGCTTGCCTTATCGACGCTGGTAATCCAACTCCCAACCGCGAGAGTGATACCGGTAATGACCAACCCAACCGGCCCGCCGAATGCCGCCAAAAAACCGCGAAGAATTGTGCCTGTCACCAGCAAACCGCCACGGAGAAGTCCAAGGACCCCGGCGAAGGCCGTCGTAGCAAGTCGGGCAGCGCCTGTCTGCGCAGTAGATGCCAACAGAGCATTTCGATAAACAGTCAGCGTTGAGACGCCTACCGCCAAAGTGCGATTGAAGAAGCCTTGTGAAGCAGCGGCAGCTTGCGTCCGCGGACCAATAAGCGCGAGGTCGCGATTGAATGCCTGTGCGGCCAATCCCGCGTCGAGCATGCGCGCACCGATACTGGCGAACAGTTCGCCGATTTTAACTGCGGCGAATACCTTCACAGCAAGCGTTATAAGATCGAAGTATTTCGGAACTTGAGCGAGGATTCCGAGCAGCTTGCCGATCGCAACACCAATCTCGGTGAAAACTTGCTGGCCTTCAGCGCTCTTCGAAAACTGGTCGAACGCCTTCAATGCGGCCTGCAAGCCTGGCACCAAAGCCTGACCGATCGTCAACTGCATATTGAAGACGTCGTTGTCGAAGCGGCCAATGTCCGTGGATCCGCCATGTTCTTCTTGGCGGATTCAGGGGCGCCGCCTTCACTCAGCATTTTGATCAACTGGCCCATGGCCTTGGTCGCGGCCTTGAAGCCTTTTTCGCTCATTCCTGACGCCGCAATTGATGCAGCAGCCTGCAAGATCACCGCCTGGGTGGCGTATTCGCTATTCATCCGCGTGGCGATGATTTCGGCTTCTTCCCAAACCATCGCCACCGGATAATCCCAAGCAGCGGTGTGGCCGTGATCCAGTATGAAGCTGACCTGTTTTCGCAGATCCCAGATCCACTCGTTCAGGTCTGCGGGCCGGTACTCGATCCGACCCTCGCCCGAGCCGCCTTCATTGCCAGATCGAAGATTTTTTTTGGTCCACCGCCTGACGCGAAGGTGAGTTCGCCGATCTTCTGCAAAGCATCGATCTGCACGCCCAACGGCAGATCAAGATAGTCGGCGTAGTTCTCGATGTCCTTCGCCGAGATGGAAATGATGTGCGCGGCGAGCGGCGGCACCTTCTGAAGCATGTCCATGACGACGGCCATGGCTTCGTTCTCGGTGACGGAATTGGGATCGCGACCAGAGAAACGGTTGAACCCCTCCTCCAGTGCATCTCTATGGACATCGACCAGTTGGACGATGTCGGTGAGGGAAAGGCCGCTGACATTGAAGGCTTCGTTGTCAGCGACCGGCACAGGCATGGTTTTCTGGGTGAATTTGGCCATTGCCTGGTTTTCCTTATGCGTCGATCACAGCGCGGCCGTCCGCATAGACGGCTTCGCCAGTGCCCGGCTTCAGCACCTTGACGTTGAAGGGGATCTGCTGCCACTCGTCGCTCTTCAGCGCGTAGTCACCATTTGGCGACAAGGCGACGGACGGCAGGTAATAGTCGATGTTGTCGCCGACCGGATTATACGCGATGAAGCGCAACGCGCCTTCAACCGGCGCCGAACCGGAAATGATCCGCGTGCGCGTCGATGCTGCCACCGTATAGGTGCACGTCAGTTCGTCACCGTCTTCGACCGTTGGGCTGGTAGCAAGGATTTCGATACGGCCGAGATCGGTATTCAGAAGGTAGTCGGTGCCGGAAACGAGAGTGGTCACCCCCTTCTTCAGAGTGAACAGCGTGCCGCTCGCGCCGGGATAGATAATCTTACGCGCGCCGCTCGGATTGTTGGTGGTCATGCCAAGTTGGTAGAACATGCCGAGTTCGACACCGATATCGGCGATGCCCACGGGCTCATTGGTCACCGTCGTCTGCGTGACGGTCAGCGCGTCGGTTGAGCCGAAGAAGAACAGGGCCACGTTCTTCGGTTCGATATTATCGGTGATCAGCGAACCGGAACGGGTGATCTGCAAGATGACCGACTTGTCGAGCTCACGGATACCGCGGTCAGATGAAAAGTGCTCCAGGTCTTCGGACTCGAAGGTAATGTTGAATTCCGGCGTGTTGCCAAGGTAGCGTTCGCCATTGGGGGTCGTCGTTCCCGGAACGAAGGGAGCGAAATAAATCTCGCCCTTACCGAGTGTGTAATTGTTGTCGATGCTGGCCATTCGATTCGCTCCTTGTGATTTTGGTTAACTTTTTGTTTACCTGCAAGTTAGCCGAAAGGCTTCGTCATGTCTTCAACTATTTGCAGGGTCAGCATGAGATAGAAGCACGCTGTTCGGGATGTGCCATCCGGTGCTCGGACGACTGGAGCGCCAATGCGCATGGTTATGATGATCGGTCCAAAGCCGAAAAAATCCGGTCCATTTCCAGAGCCAGGGCGACCAGATGGCTTCTTCATTTCGGACGCGAGCACCTGTCGAACTTGTGCCTCCAGAACGTAAGCCTTGTCCGAAAGATTGGGCGGATCATCCTCAACCCAACCCTGGATCAGAATATCCCACTCGCCTGTGCTGTTCGGATTTTGCGGCGCGCCACGGGCCTGCTCGATTGCCATCGGCGGCTCATTCAGCGCGACCATCGGCAAAGGCTCGTCATCGCCGATGAACAGGCGACCGCGAACTACAGACCCATCACCGGAGAGATCGTCCACGAAACCATTACCCGGCGTGATGGTCGCGATTTTGGCACTGATCGCCTTCAAGATTTTGAGGCGAAGCGGATCGTCGGTCATAGATCGAGCTCCATCAATCGCTGGAACTCACGCTCCATAAAATTTGCCATATCGGGCGCAATGTCGTTGGCCACACCTTGCTTCGTGCGGGCGGAATAGAACACCTGATCCACTGCGGGGCCGAACAAAAGCCAAAGATTGTCGGCGATCGGCAGCGGTTTGTAACCGGGGGGTATACGCCCAGCCTTGGTTCGCACAGCTACGCCGAGATTGCTTTTGGTGTCGAGATTGGCGTTGCCTGCACGAAGCCGGATCAGAAACGCCCCTGGCAGCCGCTGTGCAGATCCTGGCTTCACCTCGACACGAAGACCAGCCTTGCGGTTTGCGCCGCCGACCTTCAACGTGCCGGTCACGAAACGGGCCAGTGATGTTGGCCGATGCCGGCCTGTAATGACGGCTTCCAGGTCATCATCAGAGGCAAACTTCGTGATTTGCAGACGACCTTTCTCACCGCTGAGATAACTGGCCGGAAAATTCACCTGACGACGGATACCGCGCGCTGCGGCCGGCAGTGCACGGCGAGCCGTACTGTTGACGGTCAGACGCGCATTCTTGATCGTGAGTGCCGGAAGCTCTTCGTATGTGGAGAGCTCTGCCAAACCTTCGATCGCCACGGCATAGGTGTCCATCACGCATCACCTGGAAGCGGTAACCCGGCAGCTTTAGTTTCGGAAAGCACGGAGACGAACCACGTGACAGTTACATCATCGGGAGCATCGGCATTATCGAGGCGATACGCCTCACCTGGCTCAACCGAAACGATGTCGTTTTTCTTGGGCACGATGCTGGCATTGGCCAGTTCGTGACGCATGAATATGATCTTGGGCTGGATTTCACGACGCTTGGCTAGGCCATCCTCGGCACCAGCGAGGCCGAGAGCGTCGAACTTGGTTTGGACTCGTGCGAAGGTGTCGACTCCGACATCGTCAACCGCCGTCAAATAGCGAACGGGAATCCGCAATATCTCGTGCAGATCCCCGCGAGCCTGGCGCTTGATATCGCGAAACGACATTAAGCGCCTTCCTTGGCCTTCGGTGCCTTGGATTCGGCGCCCGTTTCATAAGCCGAGCCATCGGCAAGTGCGGCGGCCTTGTTGGCGGCCACCACTTCGTCTTCCCGTGCCGGCCGCGCCTGCCCGAGACGGTCAAGCTGCTTGGCCTGATCTGGAGTGGCGTCGAACACCGTCCGTTCAGGGATCAGCAACTCCTTGCCGTCCTTGTCATGCATCAGGATCTTGCTCTTCGAGAACATCTTCGCCATGTCGTTTTCTCCTGTTTCGGTGTGGCGAGATCAGACGGTGAGATCGTCGGCGGCGGTCGGCGTCGGTGTTGCCTCAGCCTTCGTCTTTTCCGACGCCTTGCCTTTCGCGGACTTGGCAGTCTTGGTTTCGCCAGATCCACTCGACGAACCGTCGACCGCCGCAGGCTCCGAAGAAGCGGATGTGACCGGAGTTTCGGGTTCAGCAAACACCCGTGCGACCAGCTCGCGCGCGTCGGCGTTCGGGTCTTCCGCTTCGGCCATATCCCAGGCATGGACAGCCAGTTCTTGCTTCGTCGGCTTGCGCACCGCCCCCATCGGGGTGAGATGCAGAAGCTCATCTTCGGTGGCATCGAACACGGTGCCGGCGTTTACGATCCGCGGAGTGGCATCTTTGCCGCGCTGGATCCGGTTCAGGGCGTACGCCTTCATAGGAATCAACCTTTCTTTATGAAACTTTAAGTTTACCAGATCGGCGAGATATGCCGCCGATCCAGCGCGATTACTTGAGGACGCGGGCCTTGAAGGTCCGGTTCGGATACAGCGGGATCGGCAGCGGCGAACTCTGGGACATCAGGTAGATTTCGCTTGGATCGTCGCTTTCAAACATCTTGGGGAAGATGTCGACGGAAGCGTTCTGGCCATTCTCCATGGCCTTGACGTCCTGGATGGCACCGAAGGCAAGAATGCCTTCCGCACCGGGCGCGACGAGCATGACGTCGCGTTCGTCGAGAAGGTCAATCATGGAGCCATCGTCGTTTTGCACCTGATCCTTATAGGTCAGGACTTCCAGGCCGGTGGTAAGCTGGCCAATTCGCGTCAGCGGCCGAACAGTGCGCATGATGCCCAAGTTGATTTGGACGTCCTCGTTGCCGCGCACATCCTTGTCAAGCATCGCCTTGATGCCCTTGTTGTTGCGGAAAATCGGAGCAACACGAGCACCCACGATCAATTGCGCCGCCGACCCACCGAACGGAGCGAGGTACATGATCTTCATCCAGTCTTCGAGATCACCCAGAATATCGTAGTCCGGATCGTCCCAGTAGTCGGTGCTGCTGCCGGTCAAAACTACGGTCTGATTTGCGGCGCGGCCATAGTCGATCGTGACTTCAGGATTGGGCTGGCCAGAATCGCGTTCGTATTTGATCGTCAGCTTGGCGTCGATGTGAGCACGAGCGCACATCCAAGCCCACTGCATCATGATCGCGCGGCGATGATATGCCTGGACCTGAATGGTGCGAAGGTCGAAACGCTGCTCCTGCGTCAGTTCCTGACCGGTCAAGATTTCGCTCGGCAGCGGCGTGATCGCATCAGCCGGGCGAACGGCGTCCTTGGGCTTGATGTAGGCCGGGCGGAAGGATTTCACTGTCTCGCCCTTCACGCCGAAGATCGGCTTGCCTTGCTCGGTCGGGGCGACGAACGGCGCCATCTTACGGTCATTCGCCGGCAATTCGGAAAACAGAATTTCAGGTTTACGCGAGAAATGTTTTGTGGCGTACCACGTGTCCATGATCCACGATGGAACGGGGTCCATGCGGGGATCTCGCAGCGTCTGATACAGCTCGCCGGAAGTCCAAAGTTCGAGGGCCATCTTATGTCACCTTTCTGTGTCTATAGAGCCAGTCAACCTTCAGGAAGTGCTTGGCGAGCGTTACGGTAGAACGACCGTCGCCGTCTTCGGACGACGCAGGATGATATTGGTGGGTGTCGGCGCACCGCGGAACGCGGCGAGCTTTTCACCGTTGGTGCTGTACGAAGCATCCCAGGTCAGGGCGAGCGGGTTGAAGCACCCTGCCCGGTAGACCGGCGAGCCCTTGTGATGGCCGCTGGCATCCGTGACCACCTTGAGGACATTGATGCCGATGGCGCGCGTGACCGGCGTGGCAGTGCCACCGAGCAAGGTCGTGGATGCCCACGAAAAGCTGGTTCCGGAGTCAGTAGAGGCGATCGAGTTACCGGCCGTCCCGCCGACCTTCGCGGTGACTGTGACCACGGCACCGGCCACAGTGGCGTTGACATCCGGGTGCGGCAGGGTAAGAGAGCCGTAAAGCGTACCCGCTCCATCGCCACCATTGATCGCAGCCGCCAGATTCGCCGCCGTTTCGGCTGCGGTCGCGCCGATCTTCACTTCGTTTGCCACGGTCGTCGGCGCGGCCCGCAAAGTATAGACCGTCGAACCGATCGTGATGGTATCGGCCGCAGTGCCCGCGCCCGTAAAGGTGCCGGCCACGCTGGCTTCGACCGTCGATGTTGCCGGGACGACGCGATTGTTGGCATCAAGGCCGACAACCACCAGCGCCTCGATCGTCTGGCTCGCTGCGAACAACAAATCTTCGGTCATGACTGCCGGCTCGTTGCCTGTGATCAACGCGATTTCACCGCTGTCGATCGTGTCACTCCACTGCGATGGGATACCCACGGACTGCGGGGCATGAGGGATAAGGACGGTCATTTCAATCGCTCCTAGTCAACTTTTTGTTTACCTAATGGGCGAGAATTGCCGCCCGGTTATACCCTGATCAGGCGGCCTTCTTGGGCTTGCCAGAAAGTGCCAGCGCCCGTTCGTGCCGCGGCGTCTTGTCGGCGCCCTCGCCATCCTTGCCGCCTGGCGAGCCGGCGTTCGGGTGCTCGGAGTTGTTCATCGCGTTCTGGAAATCGGCAGCAGCGCCATCTTTGCCCTTCGGTACCTTATCGTCGATCGGCGCGGCTTCCACCTTTTCTTCCGGCAGCTTGGCGAGCGAGGCAATCGCGGACGTGGCGTCCTTGTCGGTATCGAATGCCAGCATGCGGGCTGCGGCCGGGCGCTTCTTGCCTTCCTCGGAGTCGAGGATCGCGGCGATACGGACCTGCATCGCGGTGGCACCTTCTTTCGCACCTTCGGCCTTGCCAGTGGCAATGCCTTCAGCGCGAGCGGTATCAGCGGCCTGAGCAGCCGCCTTCTTCTCGTCTTCGGTCATCATGGTTTCATCCTCATCGTTGAGAGACAGGTCGGCCGCGAAAGCGGCGATAGCATCGTCGAATGAGCCGATTTTGTCGGCCAATCCGTTCGATACGGCTTGCGTGGCGGTATAGGTCAGGGCTTCGGTGTTCCGAATGACCTGAGCGTCCATCGCCCTATTTCGCGCCACTGCGGACACGAAAATTTCTCCAAGCTCGTCGATCCGAGCCTGAATGCGGTCTTTCACATCGGCTGGCAGCGCTTCATAGGGATTGCCGTCAACCTTGTGTTTCCCGTAGTGAATGAAGGTGATCTTGTAGCCATCAGCTTCGACAGCCTTGCTCACGTCAACATGCACAGTAACGACACCAATGGAGCCGACTCCCCCCGTCCGCGCCACGGTGATCTGGCCGACAGCAGACGCAATCGAATAGGCCGCTGAATAGGCGCTTTCATTCGCGTAAGCGCGCATCGGCTTCTTGTCACGAGCAGCGAAAATTTTGTCACCGAGATCGAAATTCTCGGCAACGTGGCCACCGGGCGAATTGATAACCCATGCGATCCCCTTGACTTCCGGATCGGCGATGCCGCGCTCCAACGCCTTGGTCAAATAAATATAACCGGTGGCCCATGTGCCGAAAGCAAACGGGAAGTCTGCAAGCAACACACCTTTGACCGGAATGTGAAGGATGCCATCGCGGACCACGTAAGGGCGGAATATCGAGCGCCAATCGTCTGGCGAAAACCAGAAATTGTCAGCCATAACGGGATTGTCGCTCGCCGCCTCGATCCGCGACAACGTCTCGGACGCCTTGATAAGATAGGATTCGAACTGGTTCTGAAAACCAGTCGCCAGGAGCGCGGGCTTGTTGTCGAAAGTGGCGAGAAGAGGGTTCAGCATGTCAAGCAGCCTTCTTCTGGGAACTGGAGTTGTTCGCCGCCGACTTTGTTTTCGCGTTTGCCGGATCGCCCTGCATGATCTTGTAGAACTCCTTCCAACCCTGCTCGCGCTTCAACTGACGCATGCGCCTGCGCCAGTCGGCGCCAAGGCGGGCGTTTTCGGTCTCGAGGTCGGATAGACCATTATTGATCCGCAGCACGGCGGCTTGCGTCTCCTTGAGCTCGTCGATCTGGCCACGACTCGCGCCGACCCAATCACAGGAGCTGTAGGCATCGGCGTTCAACCCATCGTACCAGGAGGGCATGTTGCGACGAATGGATGTGATCTCCCCGGCATTCAGTGCCTCTTCGAGCCACAGACGATAGATGATCGTCGCGAAGCGATCGGCGACCATGCGCTTGATGGAGAGCATGGCCTTGTAGGTCTCATTCATAGCCGCGCGCGCCGACGAGTAATTCGTCTGCGTGTAGTCGCGGGAAAGCTGCTCATATGAGACGCCGAGTGATGCTGCGATGTGGCGAAGGAGCGACTGCTCGAACTCATTGCCGAGCGGACCACCCTGACCAGCACCACGAAGATTGAGCTTCGCGCCGGGCGGCAGATGCGGGATTTTCACACCATCAATCTGGAGGTTCTTCGAACCGCCGACGAACTGATCCAAAGTGGTGAAATGACCCCCAATATATGCGGTCAACAACTGCTGCACCAATTCAGGTGTCGCGTCGGCGCCACCGAGCTGCGCAAAAATTTGCTGCGTCGGCAGTTCAGACTCGATGGTGGCGGCATAGGTGGCATTGAGCACGGCGTTCTGAAGAACCATCTTGCGAAAGTTCTTCGTCATTTTCATTTCCGAAAGCGCGGCCACCATCATCGCGATGCCACGGCTCTGATCGGGCCGCATCTGCTCAAAAATGTGGATCATCTGCAGCCGACCCCACGGCTTGCGGATCGGAATGTACTTCGACACATAGGCGTTCGGCGTGGTCCAGTCGGTCGGATGGGCCATGCGAATGTGATAGCCTTGCGGCGCGCCGTACTGGTTACGCTGCACGCCACCGCGGATGTTGGGATCACCGAGCTTGTCAGGCGGGTTCATCAGGCGGTCGGGATCGATCATCTGGATTGCGGTGCTGAACGGCCGGGGCACGTCGCGAAGCCATTCCACGGAAGCCAGCGCCTCGCCCGAGAAAGTATGCTGGTCGACCGCCATCCGCACCAGCCCAGTCAGTGTGTTTTGACGAGCCGCATCGAGCCAGTTATCGACGGATTCGGCGGAAAGCCCGAACTTCTCTTCGACTTCCTCCTGAAACTCGTCTTCCCAGACGTCGTCATCCTTGCCGAACAACACATGCGTCACTGGCTTGGCGTTGAGCATGTAATAGGAGCCGACAATGTTGTCCTTGCGCAGCGTGGCGCCGCCCTGAACATAAGCGTCATTGCGCCCAGTATCACGCGACCGGGCATCGGCCATTCGCTTGGCCGGCAATAGATCGGCATCAGCTGACCGAATGGCGGGGGCATAGGCGGCAAGTTCGCGGCTGATGCGGGATGCACCATCATAGGCGTCACCGGCAATGGCCAGTTCCCCGCCCGCACCAGAGCTCACCCAACCCGGTGCGGGCTGATTGCCGGCAGAGGATGGGCCGCCGCCGAGCAATTCCAGTGATTCTTGATCGAGGAAATTTGCCATCAGAACCACACCCGCATCGGGCCAGTGCCGGCATCGATCAAACCAAGTTCGTTTTTCAGGCTTTGGATATAAGCCGCCAACTTCGTGACCGAAGCCTGACCATATCGGATCGTCTCACCGTTGCTGTCTTTCACTTCGACAACAGCGGTGCCGGTGAGGAGCTTGTGGTAAGCGCTCTCGGCTTCGATCAGCAGTTGGGATGTGGCGGCCATGGATCTCGTTTCGACGTGACGGGCATAGTTGATCACTTATGCCACAAATTAATTTTTAGGCAACATTTAGTTAGCTTAAATCTCATGCGACTTGTGCAGCGATCTTGGCGAGATCAAAGACAGGTGCCTTTTTCTGAACCAGGGGGTTTTTGACATTGAGTTTCACGACGAGATCATTTTCGTCCCAAGGCTTTGCCCAGCCGGGCGGGTTATCCCAATTCAAATGCTCGAGACGAATGTCGGGGTGCAAACAGAGACCGGCCGCGTAGTAGAGCAGATCGAAAGTTTCGTTTCGCCGCTGCGATTTATTTTCCCACCCCTTCGACGTTCGCGTTTCTGCGGTCAACTGCGTGTAGACCCAATTCTCAGCCCAAATCGGGAATCGGATCATACCGCCGCCAGGTGTCTCACGTCCAAGCCGCGCATAGACTTCGTCCTTCAGCATATTGGAATGGTAAAACTCCACTGGCACGTCACCACGGGCGCCAGCATGGCGATCTGAACGGTTGGCATCTGGAAACCCTCGCCTGCGACGGGGTGCCTTTGGATTGGATTCACCTTTGATAAGATGGAAACGACGATGATGCCCGCGACCTTCCTTGTCATCTCGCAGACGACGCCAGAACTCGTAGGCGTTGGTTGTCACCCCTGCCCGACCGCCCGAGTCGCAACCAACGATTTTGACCGCCATGCGCCGCGGCGTGCCGTCGCCAAGCGGATAAGTCCGTTCGATGACCCGATCAATCAGAACGTCCCAATCTTCCGGATAAGCAGCGGGATCAAGCATGGCGTGCTCGCCGCGAGCGTCATCTTCGTCGATCCGGTTCGAACGCCTGATCTTGAACATGTGCACGAGCGAAATATCGCCACCTTCGCCCACGCCGTGGACATGCACCACAAATGATCGGGTCTGCACATCGATTGTGGTCACCAGAAACCGGACATGCGCTGGCACGACAGGTTCATCAGCCGAGCCACCCCAATCTTCGGCACGCGCCTTCAGGTCTTCCGGCAATCGAGCGGACTCACTCTTCGGCACCTCGAACGGTTTGCCCTGATCGGTATTTACCGTCGTTTTAAGCGCTCCAAGTTCACCCGTCGCCTCATAAGCGCGGTAGGCTTGCAGGTATTTCAACACCAGTGATGACCAATCCTGAAACGCCGCAGCCGGCCCTTTCATCCAGAACGATGCGATGTCGGTATGGGGCGCCTCGCCGGTTATCGAGCCGTCAGCGTTCCAGGTCTGCCCATCCTTGATCCAACGCCCATTCCGATTGAGCTCGTTCTTCATGCTCGGCGTAATGACGCAGCCATTCGGGCAATGCATTGTGACTTCTTGCGCCGCCTTCATGATGTCAGGCTGATCAACGTCGTAATCAAGCAGTTCGAAGTCTGGTTCGAATGCTTCCTCGCACTGAGGGCAACGCCAATACCAGCGCCGCCGATCGCCGCGGTTATAGAGTTCGAGGATGCCTTGAGTCGGTGGGGCTTCGTGCTTGGAGGTCGCAATCCAGTTCGGGTCTGTCACCTCGAAGCCGGGTGATGCCTCCGCAACGCACATGCCGAACCGTTTGTAGGTCGTGGCGCGCTTGCGGGCCAGGTCGAACGGATTGCCTTGCTTGTTGATGTCCTGCTCCATGCGATCATAGTCTTGGAGCCAGAGACGCGGAACCGTCTTGCCCGACAGTTCCGAGATCGCCGGCCATTTAACCAGCAGCCGCATGCCCGAATTGAAACGGACATTGTGAACATTGCGATTATGCTTGCCGGGCTTGATGAGACGGTCGAAGATGGAATGCTTCGCGCCGATCGGCTTGGCCCGATAGACTTTATCGAGATCACCCTGCGACCACTCGCGCGCCACTTCCCGCGTCATGCAGTAAATGATCATGTCGGCCGGATCGCAGTCGGCCGTGTAGCCATGCCAATTAAAAAATACGTCCGATTTGCCGGTACGAGCCGGCCCGACAAACACTACTCCGGTGTAGTCGAGGCTGGTCAGCGTATCCATGTACTCGTTGAGATAGGGGGCTTTGTTATTGTCCCAGAAGCCGACGTAGCTGCCGGGGTTGTTGAGGTAGCGGTTCGCCGCAGCCCACTCCGACACCTTCATCCGCTTCGGCGGCCGAACCATTGCCGCCGTCGAAAGCATCATCTTTTCAAGCGTCAGGAAGGCCATCGTCCTCATCCAGTTCGGCGAGTTGGCTGCGTGTGGCGGAAACAGCCTCCAGATCAGTCAGTGATTTTTCGATGGAGTTGAGCAGATCATCGACCAGGACGGTGATGAGACCGCGTTGTGGATCGGTGAGCCCAAGCGACTCGTCGATCGTGTCGCACCAGAGCTGCGTGGTCTCTTTGATCGCCTTGAAGACTTCACCGAACACGGCCATCACGTCGTCAGATCGCCAGAGATCACCCGCCTTTTCGCGCACCTTTTGCTCGATCTGGCGGGCGGCCCAATATTCCCGACGAAGCTGTTCAGGCAGATCTTCCTTGGGCATATTTTTGATGTAGCTGGCGATGCTCAGCCGCGGCTTCACCAGAAACGCCGCAGCCGCCCGCAGATCGTATATTTTGCCGCCGTTCACGGAGTTTCGCAGGACAGGGCAGTCGGCCAGCTTGGCAGTCACGGTGCTACGCTGCATCGTGAATGCCTGCATCAACCAGGCAACGGTGACACCACGATTGATCTCGTGAACGTCCGCAAGCGCCAACGAGAATTCCTTCCCAGACGGCGCGGGATCCAGAACAATCGGGGCTATGTCAATCGGCTGGGTGCCGCCGAGAAGATCGTCGAACATGTGAAACCATCGTTTTTATTGGCATCACTTTAGTAATCTTTTAGTTGACTTACAAGGGTGCTCGTGATCATCTCGGCGATATCGGCACACGCCGATTTCAGATCATGAAAGGTAAGCTCATGCGCCTCTACAATCTCCGAAGTATCATCATTCTCAGTCTGGCACTCGCCTCCAGCGCGTTCCTGTTCACCGCGCCGGCATCAGCCGTTCCGATCGACTATGGCGCCTACACGGTCCACGTCGACAAGGCGATGCACGACTTCCACGCGGCGGTCGTCCGCGACGAAGCGCAGCGCGAGGCGGCCATCTTCCTCAATAGCAACCCGGTCCCAGCGATCGGCGGCAAGGGCGGTCAGCGAGCACCATTCGACTTGAAACCGGAATACGCCGAGAGCTACGCGACCCACGGCCTCACCTTCATCGATCTTCGTCTGCGCTGCTAACTACCCATTCCCTCCCAGGGACGCCGCGGACCCGTCGACACACTACCCCGTGTCGGCGGGTTTTCTGTTTTTAGCACTTGCAAGTCAACAAAAAGTTTACTAATATTGAGACACTTGAGACGTGGAGAGACAGAATGTTTGAGGATCTTTTGGGCAATGCCGCCCCCGAGGTGAAGCTGATCAGGATACCGGAGGTCAAGAAGATCACCGGGTTGTCGCGGCCGACGATCTACCGTCGCATGAACGATGACGGCTTCCCGATTCCTGTCCGCTTGGGTCACGCATCCGCATGGCCGAAGCACGAGGTGTTGGCCTATGTGCAGCGGAAGTTAGGGGAACGGTGATGAGCAATCATTTGTTTTTACTTTCGCAATTATTGAAATACGCCTTTATGTCGGGTCGAGGTCTAGCAGATTTCGATAAAATTTCGGATGCCGATCAAAGCGCGTGGATGGAGTTCGACTGCACGGAAACGCAAGCTTTTCGCAAAATCACGCAAGCCTTGACGGTCGAAGCGCGCGCCAAGCTCTTAGAAAAGCATCTTCGTAGCATGGCGGATGAAGTGCGAGCTTGTCTCGATTGTAAGGCGTTCGAATGGTCACCAGACCAATGGGACGCCGCTGACATAATGGAAAAGGACGCCCGGAAAGCGTTATCAGATACCCACGAAACGATCGCAAATCTACTCAACGTTACCTTTGCTGCCGTCCGTACCAATGATGAACCATTACAGCGCGTGCGTCACAAGGCAAGCGGCAAAGAGTACGAAGTGCTTGGCGTCGGCCGCACTCAATGCCGCCTACTGGAAGACCTGGATGAGGTGGTCATCTATCGCGGCACCGATGGCAAGCTTTGGGCGCGCGACAAAGACGAGTTTTACGATGGCCGT